CTCGATCCTTCCTAAGAAGCCTTGGGAAAAGAGTGGATGGCGTGTCGTGGTTGGCAAGCCTGATGAAGCAAGCGGCCTTCCTGAAAACGGAACCCTTCCTGACTCCACCAAGCCAACTTTCCACGAAGTCAGCACCAAGCCAAAGACCATTGCAAGCAAGTTCGACCTGAGCGAAACTGCAATGTTCCTTGCAGACAAGGACGATGGACTTGGCGATGCACGTGCTGTGATCAAGATGGAAATGTCGAAATCTCACGCTGAGTCGATCAACAAGATGCTCCTTCGAGATGTCAACACCGTCGCTGGAAACAACTTTGAATCCATTGACCGTGCAATCTCCTCCTCCTTCGTTGAGAAGTCTGGAATGGACGACATCAGTTCAGCAGCAGTTCACAACCAATACAGTCTCACCCGAGACTCCTCTGGTGCTACTGCCCGTGAATGGTACGACGCCAACGTCGATGCTGGTGCAAACGGTGCTTCCAACGAACGCCCTCTCACTTTGAACATCCTCGATGGAATGTTCCGAAGCGTTTGGGAACGTGGTGGTCAGCCAAAGGTCATCCTAACTGGCTACGATACCGTTGAGAAGATCCAACAACTCCTCCAACCACAACAGCGATTTACCGAGATGAAGCGTGTTTCACCTTCCGTCAACGGTGTCCAAGGTGTTCCTGGTATGGATGCTGGATTCGTTGTTGCAACCTACAACGGAGTCCCGATCATTCCTTCCAAGGACGTTGTTGATGATGGTCTTTCCCGACTATACTTCATCGACACCGACTACACCTACTTCTGCACGGCCAAACCAACTCTTTACCACGAATCTGGTATCGAGACTGGCGATCCATTCGGTATCAACCGTCTTGGACAAGTCGGCCTATTCCACACAATGGGTGAACTCTGGCAACTCTTCTATGGCGCACACGGCAAGATCCGAGATCTTAGTGCCTGAGGATAAAAAAAACATGGAGATGATGAAACATGGCAAACACGAACCTAACAAGCGGAACAATTGTCGCTGATGTCCCAATGTGGGCTGGCGTACTCGAAGAAAGCAACACCGACTGGCTACAAACCCCAATCGGAACGAACACGGCTGCTGGTGCAGTTCAAATGATGATCATTGATTTGGTCGTCGCAAGCAACACCGCAACCGTCTTTGATCTTGCTGATACTGCCTCTGGCACTCGACTGGCTTTCCAAGGCGACACCGCCCACGGAGCAGCCGTTCTTGCTGTCCTTGGCGTTGAGAACCGATCTGGTGGACACGAAGACATGACCTTGGTACGTGGAGAAGGAGCGCAAGTTCTCTTCACCGCACCATCTGGCGTCTCAGGCGACACAGTTCGATTGACCATTTTGTATCGCTGAGGTGTTCCCTTTGGGATACACCATCACATATACTGGCGGCAAGCCGTATATCGAGTACGAGATCAATGGAAGAAAGTACGGTTTCGCACGTGGCGACCCCAAAACAAACATTCCAGCCTCATGGATCGAAGAACGCATTCTTGGCGGCATCGAAAACGGATCAACTTCTTGGGAAGTTGTTAGCGATGCTGATGAGAAAAAGACTGAGGCCATGAAGGAAGTTGTTGAGGCTACTGTCGAACCTGTTGAGGAAGCACCTGCTGTTCCTGAAGACCTTTCGACATTATCCCGTGCCAAATTGATGGCTTTGTGCAAGGAACGAGGCATTGACACCTCGAACCGAGACAAGAAAGCCGATCTGCTTGAAAAGTTGGCATGAGGGATCTAAATGGCGAACAACAGGCAATCCATTACTGATGGCGAGAATTACCTTTCTCGAAGCCGTGTCAATCGCCACGTGATCACACTTACTGGAGATAATCCTACGCAATTGGTGTCTCTTAATGGAAAAGTCTCCAAAGTCGTTGTTGATGCATCTCAAGCATCATTGGCGATTGGATCTGGAAATACTGGCGAACTCCAATTTTTGATGGACATTGAAGACGGTGGAGGGACTGAGATTCCTTACTTTGATACAATTGGAAAATTGAATTACACGGGATCGTCAACAGGTCAAGTGGCTTTGCTTGAAGTTTCCCCAGGATCAAACAGAGGTACTGCTGGATCGAAAAATTCCCTACATTTTGCCGTATCAACCACTTCGGCAGCAGAATCGGGCGGAACTGTGATCAACGAGCCAGCCGCATGGAATGGCTTGGTTTGTGGTCAAGTACGCATAACGACTGATGTCGATCCTGGAAGCGGAACAATTCTTGATCCTGGTTCGGTTATTCGAGTCATTATCTATATGGAATGACCAAATTATTGGGCAAGGGATATAAACCATAGCAACATGAGGGATTAACATGGCATTGACGATCAACCAACCACGCCGACAGTCTGTATCGGGTAGCACCATTACGGTTCACCTTGAAATCACCCCAGATACTTCTTTCGCTTCTGGCGGAGAAGCCCTTGACCTTTCTTCCTATGTGCCAATCGTTGAATCGGTTGTTCTTGACGGAGGCAACACAGGCTACGTTTGGCAATACGATCACACGAACAAAAAGTTGGACTGTTTCGAGGCTGGCGCAGATGGCGCAGCGTTGGATGCCGTAAGCGGTGCAAACCTTTCCACTCACACAGTTCGCATTACGGTATCTGGACGACGTGCATGAGGGGGTGAAACCCCTTGGCTCGCATGAAGACAGGCCACATTGACCTCGATACATCAATTGAGATCAACAAGCGAAGGCAATCCCGAATGTTGGAGATCATGACCAACGCAGGATCTGTTGCCGAAGACGAATCTCCTTTTAGCCGTGAAAACATGGCAACCGCACAAAAGAAGTTTGTGAAGGTGGATAACAAAGAGCGAAGGAACATCCAAAACATAGGATCTGGCACTCGTTGCACCTCCTGTGGACTGTTGCATTTTTGTTGGACGCCTCGATGTGCAGTATGTGGCGACCCGATGCATTTCAATATGGGGAGCCACCACAGTTGAAGTGCGGAGCGGAATATAATGCCTCAAGTATTCAATCCTGGACATCGACCAAGTTCACCGCTTGATCCTACTGCTCTGGTGTATTGTACGGCTGACGAGGTTGCAGAGTTCTTGCAATTGCCCCTGCCCGATCCAATCACTCTCTCTGCAAACACATCATGGGGTTCGGATATGATCAACATCCCAATCAGCGGTGCTGAATATCGCAGATGGAAAATGGATTCCACTACGAGCATCACCGTGTACGATGACGACGATCCAATCGGCAAAACCTACACCGTTCTTGACGCTGTGAGCGGAGGGAGCGGAAATGTTCATGTTCGAGCAACAGAATTGACCGACACTACATCCTTCACAACAGCAAAAAATGCTCAACTTCAAATCAATCATGCTTTGACCAACAGCAAGGAAAGAGGACTAACCAGATCTCATGTTGAAAGTTTGATCCGCAAAAAGCAAGACTACATCGATCAAGTTTGCCGTATGGCGTGGCGTCCTCGAATTGTAGCCGATGAGTATCAAAATTTCACCACTTTCAAACCATATCGAAGGCGATACTACACGGATTATGTTGGTGCGGTCTATTTGAGGCATCGTGCGATTCAGCGGATCCTTCGCCTTGGCGTGTGGCAGAGCGATTATTATCGAGAATTGGCAGGAGCAAGGACGTGCATGAAGGTCAAAGATCCAACTAACTTGGGGGCAGCAGGTACGGAAAAAATCTTCCTTTGCAATGGAACCCCTCATAGTGCCACGTTGACAAACGGAACGGGTGCAACTCAATGGCAATCCGATTTTGGAGCAAAGACAATCGCTCAAAACATTTCAAATCTAATCAACAAGGATGATGCAACTTCTCGAACAGCGATTGCTATCGGAAGTCTCCAGGAATTTGGATCTCAATTGTATGTCAATGATGAATTCTTGGCAACTGCAAATAGCGACGAAGGAGATGGAAAAATTGTCATCACCTCGTTGAGATCAACAGAAGAGGGCGAATCGAATACAATCGCAACGACCAATCCTGATGTGTTTGTTTTTTCTTTGGGTACTGCGGTTCAAGCAACAATCGCTTCTGTTGCTGGATCGGAATTCACCATCGCTGATGCATCGGCCTTTACCAAAACCCAAGGGTTGGTGTATTTCACGATTGGAGCAACCACTCATGTGGTTCGATGTTCCAGATCAGGAAACACCTTTACAGTCGTTGAGCAACTCACAGTTGGAGCGACGGCTGCCTTGGCAACTGATGTTGTCATCAAGCAACAACGTTTGAACATTGACATGAATGATGAAGAACGCCAATACGATTGGTGGTCGATGGAAGACAATGGAGCAATCATGTTCAACAACCAATATCCGTTTTACGAAAACCATTCTTTGAAGGTGTCTTACATCTATGGCGAACGGTATCTCGACAAGACGATCAAAGAAGTGTGCATCAAAATGGTTGCAATTGACATACTGTTGACTGATGACTACACCGTGCTATTCCCAGAAGGATCTCAAAATGTTGACCTCAATGCTAAGATCCAAAAGATGGAGGAAGAAGTCAAGCGAATGCTTGTTCCGTATCAAGAAACCATCATCGTTGCAGGTATGGGTGGCTGATGTGATATTCCTTGCCCTCATATTAAACCACGAAGAAATCATCCAGATTTCCAAGGAGATTTCCAGTTTGGCTGATAAAGCCGTTAATGGTGGCCTTCGAGATATTCAAGAAAGGATGGTTGAAGAGGAAAAACAAATGTCCGATGCAGACGACATTGATTACAATGATGAAGAGGTTGATTCTGTTGTCAATGAGCGCATGAAGCAAAATTATTATCACACGAAAATCGGTGAGAAAATTAACAAGTTGCAGGAGGTCATGTGATGGCAAAGGATGCAATTGAGTCGATCCGTGATCTGCTGAATGCTCAATGGAACCTATCTCCAAAGCCCTCAATTGAAGACATTGCCGTCCTTGATCGAGGCGAAGGAAAGCGCACTCGTCTTCAAGATCAAGACGTCATTCGTATTTTTGAAACCGCTCACAATGAAGCGCAACCAGAATTGTTGTTTGATTTTGTCAATATCCACGTCAATTTAACCATCGATGTTCGTACATCAAAGGGAAGAAAGAGATTGGGCGCACTTCGAGATGAGGTTCGGCGGATCATTCATAAGTTCCGAAAAGGCAATGGAAACGACTTTGATAGGGTTATCTTCAAGACCCGAACCGATTTGTCGGATCGTAGCAAGGGGTTATTCCGATACACACTTCAAGCAGAGGTTATCACATTCAGCGAAGTTCTGGAAACAATCACATGAAATGAGGCGATAAAATGGTGAACACGATATTCAAGGGCGACATTGCAGAAGTGTCATGGGGTAAAGAGACTGGATTGATCGCAACAGGAGATACAACGTCTGATGGATGGGTGGCCTCCGCCCCAGTTGGAAACACCAGTTTGATCACAATTGGAGTAAATGCACCATGGGTGGCAGCGGGTCCAGACCTCCTAATTCCAGAGAATGCTTTGGTCGGCTGTGTCATGACAATCAGCGCGAGTGGGAATTTTGCTTCCGATGATTTTGCAACCACCCGTCGAACCTACTACATCATTGCAAGTGATCAATCGGAAGGTACAATCACGGTTCAACCTGCATTGGTAAGTGGTGGAGCAACTGCGGCAGCAAGTGATGTGATGACAATTCATTCCATCCGCTGCCCAACATTTGACTCTGCAACTCAAGTTCGCACAGATCAATTCTTTGGACTCCTCGATTCTTTCAGCCTCCCTGAGCCTGAGATTGATGTTCGACAGCAACACATCATCGGCATGGGTCGAGATGTCAACGTCTTGACAAGCGGAAGGGAAATGCTTGCTGGCGGGAGTATGTCGCTTAACGCTCACACCCTTCGCTGGTTGAAATACGCACTTGGGGGCGTCAGTTCTCGATCAAACAATGGAGAGTTGTCTCACGCCACAGCCGCAAATACAATCCTAACCGCTCGACCTCTTCATCTCAAAGATGCAAGTGCAACCCTCTTAGGTTGTACCGCTCAAGTGGTTGGAGCAGCAGGAGTTGACACCATTACGGCAATAATTACTGGTACAACCATGACTGGTTTGAATGTTGATAAGGCTGGCAAGAATTTGTTGATCGGTTTGACTTCATCAACTCATGGCACTACAACAAGCATCACACTTGGAGCCGCTTATACGACGGTTCACGATCAAGTCTCTGCATTAGGAGGCATATTCAAGCACGTTAGCACATCAGGTGTTTTGACCTACGGATCCTACACTTCTCTTTCAGGAGTAAATGTTGTGGGTTGCTTGGACATCGACACAGGTGCGGTCGCAAATGCTCGGACCAATGGTACGCTCGCCCTGCTTCCAGCAATCACGGCAAACATCGCAATCGATGACATTCGAGTAAAGGTCGGAGCAACCACACGTGCAAAATTCACGGCTGGCGAATACATTGGGATCATCGACAAAAATAGCCATTACATACCTGGTGCTGATGCAACTTTGCCTACGGTATTTAAACATGAGATCCGAAGAGTCATCGCAGTTGATGGCGATTATGTCTATGTTGAGGAACCATTCTCCTTCGCACATACTGCCAACGAATGTGGAGTTGAGAGGCTTTCATGCCTCGATGACGATAAGCGAGGAAGCCCTCACATTGATTCAACCACCAAGGAATTGAAGAATGGCGTGTCTCACACCATGTTTGGTGGCACTCGTTTGCCAACTTTCATGATCGAGCAATCATTCCGATCAACGGATGAAAGCCCAGGCACAAATCAGTTGCTTCGACTGTATAACGGTTGCAAAATTGAATCAGCAACTGTCAATGCAAACAGCGAGGGTGAATTGAAAATGGATCTATCCTATGAGGCAACTCGACACTACACCGATACTGGTGGAGCAATGACTCCACACCGTATGTTTGAGACAACAGCAAACACCGCTGCGAATCGAAAAGCAAGTGGCATTGCCGTTGACGGTGAAAAACCATATCTCTTCCAAGACATCTCGATTGAAGTCTTTGGCGCACCTGTTCTCCGTGGCACTCAATTTGAGTTCACAATTGCAAATGGCAACCAGGCTCGGCACTACATCCGAGGATACGAAGGAAACACATTGGATACGGACAATGTTCAACTTGGAAGCACTCAAACGGCATTTGAGATCACAGAATCAAAGCGAGCGTACACGTTCCGATTCTCAGCCATTGTTGAGGATGATCGACTTTGGGAGCAGGTTCGTACTCGAAAGCACCACACCAATTCCAACGACATCGTTCTTCGCTTGAAGAAGCGAGGATCACACGCTACAAGAGAATCGGCAACCATCACCCTCGAAGACTACACTATCGTGAAGGCTGATCACCAAGTACCTGACGACAAAGGAGCCGTCATTGTTGAAGTTGATTTGCTCGTTCGCCACCTTAAGGTTGAGGAGAACTCACCATATTTGGCACTTTGATAGTGAGCCTTTAAGACAAATACAGGATAGGGATTATCATGCGAATTGTAGGATTTGTGATGCTTAACGGACAGCGAATACCAGTTGATTGGTCAATTGTAGGAACGAAGATCGAACATGGGGTTGGCCTCAGCGCAGAAAACGTTGAGTTGTTCATTCAATTGCCGACCTATGTTGGAGATGACGGGCAAGCATTGCAAGCCGTTGAAG